TCGGAAGAAGTGCTTTCTGTGGTGTCATGAACTGCAACAATATTATAAAAAGCTGAAACATCTCTGAAAACGGCAGCGCTAGTGTTTGTCCCAAAAGCACCCTCGAATATTATTGTATCGTCAGTGTTAAATCGTAAATTGTAATCTCCGGCAGTAGAGCAAAATAATTGTTGATTGGTGCCTAAGCCAGACCTTTTTACCCACGCACTCCAAGTCCAAGTTGCTCTATTACCAGCAGAAGAAGGTGTACGAGTTAATTTTGCACTATCGTCATCATTAAAGCGCAGAGACTGGTCAATACTGTAGTCGTAGAAGCCTGTGCTTGGGTTGTAACCCCATGGACTTGAGCCAAAAGGACCTGACATGCTGCCTCCTAGCTGAACGCCAGTTGCGGCGTACCAAGCAAGATACGGTTAGATGCGACTACAACATAGGGAACCATGTCGGTTGTGCTAGCCGCAGTTGATAGGGTGATACCAGATCCACCGACAGACTCGTAGTCGGTGCCTAGTGATAAGGTGCGACTGCCCGTGCTGTCTTGAATAAAGATAATTGATCCAACCTGACCTACAGCTTCTGTAGTTGGGTTTACCAAGGTAACATTACCTGTAAGAGTCAACACAAAGTTTTGGTAAGTGTCAAAATCAAGCGTGACGTTACCTGTGTTTGTGGTGTCGGTAAGCGTTGTGCCTTGAACAGCTTTAGCTAGAGAAAGCTCTCCGCTCAAGGTCAAGTCTGTAATTGACAAGTTAGTGCTTGCCGCCGGGGTGACGGTCTGCTTTGCCATGCCCTGATAGACAACGTAAAAATCGTCTGATGCGGATATGCTGCCTGTCATGGTCAGCGTTGTTCCGCTGGCTGTGTAAGCTACAGAAGGCTCTTGACGCACATTGTTAACAAAGACTTCCAACTCGTTGGAATTTAACACAGAGTTGTTCAGGGTAAAACTGGTTCCAGTGCCACCAGTAAAATCCTGATAGCTTACCGCGCTGTAAGCAAATGCGAGAGGATTACCCAGATACGGCATTAGGTGATCTCCATAATTGACAGCGTTACATCAGTTGCATTAGCTGCTGAAACCTTTAACACATCAGTTGCTTCCATTACCACCTTGTTACCCGCAAGCAATTCCAGCGAAGATCCAGCCGGGATCGGGGCATTGGTAATAAGCTCGACATCTTGGTTGGCCTCGTTGTTGTTACCTGCGCGGTTTGCTGTATCAGATGACAGTGTAACCGTTGCTGTGGTTTGACTTGTGGTTGTGTTGCCAAGGACAACACCCAGAATAACAGTGGTTGTCGAAGCCGCCACCGTGTAGATGTCATCAAGTGTGGTGACACCAGCTTTTGTTACAACTTTAAATGTATTTGCCATATCCTTATCCTAACGCGATTGCCAAAGCGGTGGCGTCACCTGACGCAATATTATTGATGAAAGTGGTGCTTGCTACCATAGTCGAGGTAAAATCTGTTACCGCCGCGCCAGAGCCAGCACCATCGCAATGAATAATACGGCTTTCGCCATTTGCAACGGTTACATTGGCCCCAGAACCCTGAGAGAATATAACGGACTCACCCGAGCTATTGGTAACAAAGTAGAACTTTTCTGCGGTATTTGGTGTTACTGTGATTGTATGAGTGCCAGATGGAGAGCCAGAACAAATAATCATTTTGTTCATACCGTCAGAAACGGTGCCATCTGTTGTGGTCAGATTTGAGCTTGTGCCACTAAGACTAAGCGTCACGACACCGTTTAATGCGGTGTCAATAATATCAAAATTTAGGTTAGTGGTATCACCCCAAGTTCCTGACTGTTCGCCAGTAGCTGGTTTTTCTATGCCTGTTCTAGTGGTGTATGAACTAGCCATTTACGCAACCTCTTTCCAATCAGCCGACTGATTTGGGACTATGTCGGACCACGGCCCCGCACCAGAAGGGGTAATATCAGACCAGTTAGCCTGCTGATCAGGCGTTATGGTTATCTGACCCCAGATAAAGACAATACCAATATTTCCGCTTGCTGACAATCCTGTAACGCCATATGCGGACTCCAGAACAACATTCCCGGAACTAAGAGTAAGCGCCGGGCCGGTAACTGAAACAACGACGTTAGCCTCAACAGACGCATCGCCAACTGCTCCTGTAGCGGCTTGACCCGTAAGTATAGCCGCAGCGGGAGCGACAACATCGCCAACTGCTCCTGTAGAGCTAACACCTGTTGGAAACACATTAGCGGTAGCGGTGACCTGTTCGTCACCAAACCCAATAGTGCCTACTGCACCAACGGGTCCTACTAAGCTACCACCTCCAGCTAAAGGGGTTCCCGCATTACCCGTAGCTGAAACCCCCGTAACAGTAACGGGAACGGCTTCATTCCAAGCACCTTCGCCCCAAGTGCCTCTGCCCCATCCCGTAATGTTAGCCACGGCTTACTCCGTTAGGCTATGCGGATAATAGCGTTTGAAGCGTCCGCTGTTGGAAACTGGATGGTAAATGTGCCGGATGTCGCTGTTTTATCTGAACCAAAATCCAAAACAGCTACCGCCGCATTTGTAGCAGAGCTATTGTAGATCAGAGCGCCACGAGCGGTAATGGTAGCTGTGGTGAAGCTCAAATCAGCAAAGTCTGTAATAGCTGTTGTGCCACTCGTGCTTGGGGTTACGTTTGTCAACGTGCCACCACCTGAACTGTAGGAACCGCTGTTAGCTACCTCGCCTGTGGTGGTAAAAGCAGTTGTTGTAGCACCCAGTGTTGCGGTTGTGCCTGACTTACCGCCACCACCAATTGCATACAAAGCAAGCTTGAAAGTGTTGCCGGATGAATTCGTAAAATTATGTGTACCCGTTAGGAGTTGTGACTTAAATGAGGTACACATTGCTTGGGTGATTGCCATTATAGTCTCCTAATAAAATCAGCAATGTCGTTGTGACCAGCTTTACGCAAAGTCTGGCATATAGTACCACGCTCCTCGCGTTTAGCCAAGTCTATGTAAAAGCGCACAACGTCTTCTACTCTATCTGCAAAGACTTGTGCCTGCTCTTTGATGGCCGGTGGCGCGTCATCAGATACATACACAATCTTTTTACGCGCCATTTCAGCTATTTGATCAGAAGATAACCCACCATTATCGGACGTTGTTACGCCAATACTTCCTACGTCTATACCTGTGCCAACACTAATCATTATACGTCACTCCCGGAACATCATGTCTTCCAATAAGAACCGGATCATCTAAAGGCTCCGGTGGCCGTAAAACTTCTTTGTTTTCAGCTATATACTCGGACTGGGGCATGATCAGAAGATTGCCGTCTTTTATGGTCTGGACAAGAGGGTCGGCTAGTCGATGGTAACCGTAGAGCCTTTCGTTTTCGGGGACGTTTGTGTCCATAAAACCCGAAGTTTGAGCTATTTCTATCTGCATACCTTTTGACAAAGCTATAGCACACCAAAACTCACAACAGGCTCGACCCGCTTCGGCAAAATTTATGTTCTGCTTGTAGCTGAAATCAACCCCATACAAATGAAGCTTAGACACCTTTTTATTGTAGATGGCATAAGCTATTGCATAGGCTACCGTGTTGTTAAAATAGGAATAACCAAGATCAGATACCACTTCTTTTAAAGGATATAACTCTATTTCGGGAACTCTTTCATCTAAGCAACAAGAATAAATAGGCCCCTTATTGGGCGTCTCTAATAAAAACTCTTGAGCAATACCGGTCTGTTTTCCAGCTTTTATGTCGTCTAAGAACCGGCTAGCCGGGTCCATCATAAAAGTTTTGTCCACGTGAAAGATAGCACCTATGCTATTTATGCCCCATACTTCATCAAATTTCTGCGAGTTTATGCGCGATAAGACGTACTCAGAAAACGAGCCGCCTAGCGCCACTATTGCTACGTTCATGTTTTTTGGATCCTCACTAACCCGTCGCGGTAAGCTTCGGTGTTTTCTACGCCTTCGCCATAGTTCTTCAGGCGAAGCGCGGCTTCTTCAAACTGCTGCTTATACATCTGTAAGAGGTTAGGATCCCCCTTCATAAAAATATAAGCCTCGACTAAAGAGCCATATAAAAGCGCATCTGGTGCGTTTTCCCCAAGCCACGACGTACCTGCCGCCCCCGTAATAGAAGCAGGTCTGTAGTAATAATGTAATTCGACTGTATAGTCCTGATCCGGAGTGGGTGCTATAAGAAAATTATCAACATCAAAAATGCCGTAATATCTAGGTGCCCCGGTAGTAGACGGAGTAGGCCAGTAAGTCTGTAAAAAGTTTACGTCTTTTTGCTCTAGAAAGACGTGGTCTGTCCCGGATCCGTTGTTATACGACAAAGAAAAGGTCGCTAAATAATCGGTGGGCTGACTTAAAAACCGATTGCCTGTAGTCATTACCGCAGACACGTTTCTGCGAAACAAATCAAGGTCTACAAGCTTTAGTATCTTCTCTTCCGCGTTACGGATAAAATTATCAAGATTATTTACAAACGTGGTTTCATCGTTTTCCGCATAATCTTGGATAGCTTGTTTTAATGTAGTTTGTGTATAACTCATGGTGTATTTGCCTGTCCGCCCATGCCACTATGGTTTGTACAATAGTAATACAGTGTTGGTGCCCCTACAGCAACTGTGATTTGCGTATATGCCCCGGACGATCCCGGAGTTCCATTGGTAGTTACACCTGTTGTATACTGTGACCCCCCGCCATGCGTTCCATCCGATGTTGTTGAAAATCTAAGAGGATGCCCTGAGTTGCTGCTATCGGATTGGTCAAAACGATAGGTGCTTCCCTCTGATAAGTTTACCGTATCTTGTTGTACTCCATCAATATAGTACTTATTGCCGGATCCCGGATTTGCTACTGTTACAACAAAAGTCTGGGTTATTGCTACTCCAGCGGTAACTGTGCCAACACTGGTTGTAGAATTAACTCCTGTTACAGCAATGTTAGGATTAGAGAGAGTTTCAACAATTACCTGACCTAACCCGCCAACCGTGACAGGGCTTTTTATAAAAGTTACGTCAGTTAAGCTAAAAATAGGAAAAGTAATTGTGGTGTTTTCGTTTTCGTCTCTGTCCGGTCTAGCGTCTTTCAACGCTTCCGCATCAAACACTTTGCGAAAAGGGTCTAGCTGTGAGTGTTTTGGCTCCCACTCATCTTTACCAACAAGAAGCCCATTCCATTCACGGCGCATATCCTTGTACCGGTAACGGAAGCCTGACCGGTCAGATATAGCGTAGGAATCTTTACCTGACGAAAACCTAGACATTAGTTCGTCCTAAAATACTGGTACTGCGGTACAACATTAAAAGAGGCCCTGTCGCGGTCCTCGGCCATTGCCCGTTCAAACTCCTCTTCATACATCGCTTTCAACAACTGAGCACGGTTCGGAGCTCTCTTGATAGAGATATAATAAGCAAGTCCGGCTGCAAGACACGGGTATAATCGAAAGGGAACATCCATTGTGTTGTTGTATTCGTCCGCATCATCCATACGAGTTAAGGCATCGTAAACAACTACGTCGGTGCTGTTTTCTGGCACAGGCCACAACTTTAATTCCGGAGTTATTTGACGATCTAAGAAGAACTGGTTGGGCCGTCCCGTTGTTGTCTTTGTTGGGATGGTTAGGTAATCGTCTCGACTCATACGATCCAAGGCGTAATCGGTGCCACTCCTACGGACCACCACAGATAGCACATCAATAACATCTGCGTTCAGAGAATAGTTGCCCGTCCCAGAGGTCAAGGCCTGTGTTCTCTGGGCAATTGTCCACTGGTTCAACCCACGGTTAGCCCATTCCGCAAGCATAAGGTTCAAAGACCTACGTGCTGTCTTTAGGTCATATCCGGTGCGAACCTCTAAGCCACAACGCTCAAAAGCTTCCTCGACGTAATCCGCTACGTCGAGTTCAAAATTAGTGCTGCCAGAAGTGGCCATCTTACTTCTTCTTTACCATGCCGCCGCCGCGCATCTTTTTAACCATGCCGCCGCCGCGCATCTTTTTAACCATACCACCACCGCGCATTTTCTTTACTGCGCCGCCCTTTTTCATCATCTTACGGGGTTTCATCGCCATTCTGCAATCTCCTGTATAGCTTGGCTCTTTTGTTGAATATAGCTTCCACGTCATATTCGGCTAGGTAGCTGTCATAATAACCTTTTTCTTTAATCTTGTCTGCTGCTTCTTGCAATTTAGATAAGCGCTGTACAAAGATCATAGCGTATTCATCTTCTACCATCTGCATAAAGGACTGGTCATCAATAAAATCATTTGCTTCATCATGCGGATGAAACCCCATCACCCACATGTCTCTTTCTATAAAAACACCTTCTGAGATAGCAGTATTTAAATCATCTAAGTAATTGTGAAAACGGTCAGGGTCCTTTTCAAAATGCATGTCCACAATAATACAAAGGTCAAAAACGTCTTCCCATTGAGATATGGTGCTATACAAAGCTTGATAGCTCGGCTCATGCTTAAAAAGTATCGCTACTTTGTTCTCTTGCCACGCCTTTTGTGCATAGGGACAGGCCGGTAAATTGTTATAAAAAGGGTTAGGTTTTTGTAGTGTGTGCTCGGACCATGCGATAATCTCATCGCAGATTTGTTTTTCTTTATCTACATAAAAAACTAACGCTGTCATGCTTGCGACACTGACCCTTTTGTCCTCTTACGGCGGTTTGCCATCACTACACCACACCCCCTAGCAACAGCAGTTCCCGGTACACGCTTTCCGTTAAAGGGGCGTTTAGGCGGAGTAACCGCGCCCCCCGAGGCCATTTTTGTTACTTTCGCAGCTTTTGTATTAGCGACTGTAGTCTTTCCTTTAGCGCCTGCACGTTTCTTTTTACGTGCTGTTGAAGCGCGTTCAGCTTTTGTAAGACTGTTAGCTTTAGATCTAGGGAGACAACGATCAGGGTTACGTTTATCTTTTGAAGTGCCGCACGGGCCTTTGATAGAGCCATCTGAACCAATCCTTACCCAATCCTGTTTCAACCATTTTTTAAGTTGACCCATTACTTGCCCTTTCTTTTGCCACCTTTTGACTTTTTGGCATAGTTGGGGTCTTTGCAGTATTTTGAGGCTGCCAAGTTTGCATACGCTGACGGGTACGTGTCAAAAGTTCGTTTAGCCCAAGCCTTGCCTTCAGGGCAGATCTTACCTCCGCTTTTTACCTCGCCACCTTTTTTCATTTTCACAACACCGCGTTTTACGGCTTTAGGGGCAGGACAAGCGCCTCTTCCAAGATTTACTGCACTTCCCATTAGAACACCTTTTGAACAACAGCCGCGGCAATGATCAAAAATGCTATACCCCATAGCCTTACGTCTAGGCGATCTAGCTGTTTTTGAATGTCCGCGTACCTACGGTTACATTCTTCTTCGTGCTTCTCTAATAACGATAATACGTCTTCTGCTTTCATGTTAGCACTTCCACCTTCTACGAGCGGCGCAAATACGTTTTTTAGGCGTTTTACTACAGTTTATATTGTGCATCTTCATCTGACCTTTTGAACGGCTACAATATGATGCACGACGCTTCGCGTCCTTAGAACCCTTTTTTACTTTACCCGTGACAGCGGTTTTTAACTTTGATCCGGGATTTGCACGTCTGTAAGCCGCTACCCCAGCCTTAGTCATTCCCGCCCCTTTAGAAGTGGGGCGGAAATTTTTTTTGTTCCTTTTTGGCATCGTAGCTTTACGAGGAGCCATACTTTACCTCAATTAAAAAACACCGTAGCCGCGGTAATGTTCGTAAAAGCGGATACATATATATCGCTAACACGAAGCCCGTTTGACGGAATGTTAACTGAGTGCGTGTCAGATGCGTTAAAATCCAGATCTAGAACGGTAGCCCCACCATTACCGTCCGTGACGGTAAGGCGAGGTGTACCAGAAGCTGTTTTTAATTGTATCTGACGAATACGCGCAGGACCGACACCGAGTGATCCCGTTGCGGTTATGCGCTTTGATTTTACATCAGAATCAGCCATTACAGCCTCCTATTAGGCTGTTGGTGAGTCTGATGAGATGCCAAAGAATTTCAAAGACAATACTCCGCCAGCACCAGCAGTACCCGAAATTACAACTTCAACTTCATCGGCTGTTTCAGTAGCAGCGGTTGTTGCGCCACCAGACATACCTAACACGCCGTTACATGGGAAGAAGCCCTTAAAGCCTGTTGAGTTGATAGCAACAGTAATGCCGTCCACAAAGCCATCTGTGTCCGCATCTGTACCAATATCAACCAAGTTTACGGCATTTGCCGCAGCACTTGTCACGGTGACCGCGCAACCCATTGGAATAAAGTTTGATGGAATGCCAATTGAGGCTTCTTTATGAGAAGTCCCCGTTGCAGCAATTTCAATTGTTGCAGTGTAGGTAGACAGGGTCATCTCATTAGTAAGAGCGCCTGTTGTGCTATTTTTAATGATTGTTTTAAAACCATTTTCGGACCGGACTGGTCCGTTGAAAGTCGTATTAGCCATTTAAGTCTCCTGTCTTGGCCAATGTCAGCCGCCCGATGCGGCTGTCAGGGATAAGTTATCTTACAATAAAAAAGGGCGACTGTGAAGCCGCCCTTTAAAATCCAACAAGGATGTTTAATTAAGCACCTTCTGTGCCGAAGACACAACGCCAATCGGAAACGCCGAAGCTGTAACGCTCACGGGCCTTAAACCGCATGTTACCGGTGTCAAAGTCACCTTCCATTGCAGTTTTGATTGGTGCACGGTTGAAGTACTTAAAGCCGTTTGGCGCATCTGTCTTAATGAAGAAGGCATCGGTATCAGTCAGGAAGTGGTTTACCACTGCCCCTTCTGGGATCATACCCATGTTCTTCATTGCGTTTGCGTCATTGTCGGCAGTACCCGGACGAAGGTTTGAGTTGAGCACCCGCTCTGCAATGAATTGCAGTTCTTTCGGGATGATCAGCTTTGTACCACGAACTGCAATCTTCAGACCACGCTCATCGGTCAAACCAGCAATGTCAATCAGCATCTGCTCAAGAGAAGTCTCGTTGAGGTCAGCAGCAGTTGACAAAATGTTACGCTGGTTGCCTGAGAGTGATGGGTGTGCAGAAGAACACAGTGCTGCACCGTCGCCGATTGGGCTACCTGTGCTGAACGCATTGTTCAGAATTGAGGCAGCTTTAATCTGCTTGGTCTGGGCCATTGAGCGGGCCAGAGCCTTGGTGTAGCGTGATGCCAGACGGTCGTACAAGTTATCTTCGATAGCTTCCTCAGTGATTGAGAAGGCCAGAGCGATTGTTTCATGTGTGTACCGTGCTGTGTAGGTCTCTTGAGCATCGTCAAAGTTGATGGCAGCGCCTTCACCTTTAACTGGTGCTGTTGAGAACCCCCCGAGCATCACTTCTTCTTCAAATGCACGATCTGATGACTCTTCGTCGAAGATTTCAGCGTGTTCATTTTCGTAGCGATCATACTCAAGACCGAACAAGGCATTTAGGCCGGGCTCAAGCTCTTTCGCTAGTTGTGCGCGAGAAATAGCCATTTTCTATTCCCTCCTTAAATGCCAGTAGACAACGAAGTCGTTTGCGAAGCCGAAGCTGCAACCGGCGCGTTGTGGTGGAAGTTGAACCGAACTACATAGTTCACACCTGCGGCATCGTAGTCGAGGTTGGCATCATCGCCAGTAAGACCTACGACACGCATGAACAGGGTTGCTGTAGTAGCAACTGTGGAAATGTCTAGTTCAGCAGAGGAACGACCGGTTGCAGTAGAACCGGAAGTTGCAGTTGCCAAAGATGCGTTAGCAAAAATGTTTGACAGTGCAGTTGCACGGTCAGTTGAGCTACCATCTGCGGCTACCATGAACAACTGATTTGGGTTGTCAGCAACAAAAGCTTTGACAGGGAAATTTGTGTCAACGCTTACGTTGTTTGAACCGGGCCAGTAGTTTTTGAAGACAGTCTTTTTGGAAGAGCTATCTACGTACTCAACACCCATCAGGACACCAAGGGCAGGAACTGTACCACCGTTTGCATTACCAACAATGTCGATAACACCAGCAGCCAGAGGAATTACTGGCGAATACTGATAAATCGCGTTTGTGTTGTTATTTGCAATCTCATATTGAGTTACACCAGTAGTGTTGGCACCTGCGCCATTAAGCCCGATAGGACGAAGACCAAAGGCAGTATCTTGGTTTGCCATTTGCTTTTTCTCCTAATCAGGGCGGCCCTTATCTTTGTGGACCGCCAAAGGTTACACGAGATTGACGATCAGGTTTAGTAATCGTCATGGTCGAATGAGCATTCTCGCGCATCATATCGTGGTCCACAGCTTGCATCTGGTCAGCATTCCGTTGATCGAAATATGCTTTCCGTTCTGCAACCGTTTCCAACGGTATACGAGCAAGAATAAGTCCACCTACTCCGAACACACCTTCGTATTTACCTGAGTCGATTACCGGGGCCTCAAAGTCAGGGTACTCATCCTTACGAACCAGTTCCCAACCTTCGCGCATTTTTGCGCTGACGTTTTTAGTATCGTCAAAACCACGGGTTTCAGCCCGGATCCAACGATGCTTAAAACCATCCGGTGCAGGTGGTGCATCCAACATAGACGGGGGAGCCCACGGCTTACGCCTTGCCGTTTTCTCCCGAGTTTGTGTTGCGCGAGAAGTCCGATTAATTGTCTGTTCACTCATTACCTTACTCCTTCACGTATTTCGCGTATTCTTCAAGCGGCACACCCAATTTCTTCGCTATTGCGACTTGGCTAGGGGTGAGTCTAACCTTTTTCCCACTACTGCGCCCAGA